GCGGCCATCGCGACCTCTGCATCAACAATGCGTGATATCTCATAGCAACACCACAAGCAGAATAATAACAAGGACACCCAGGAATCTGCGTGAGAAGTCACTACTGATCCTGACGGTACACCTCCATACACGACCATCCATACCCCCGCATACACATGTGTAATCCTTGTAATTAACCAATCAAAGATGGTCTTCAACATTTTCTTATATATTGGCCATGCTCGACTTTTCTTATTGTAATAAATTCCTCCATGTGCCACAAAAAACTCGAGCAATACCCTGTGTAGCGACTGATCACAATTTATCAAATCTCCCATCGAGTACACTGCCGCTGTTGGATCATCCCAGTCGTAGTGTAATAATTCCGCTATGCGATCCGCCCCTCCATATGACCACGTATGACCTATACAAATATAGCCACGCTCCAAATTCTGTCGCAAAGTAAACAAAACTCGTTCCGTAAGAGACTCCTCATCACTCGGAATAACAAAGAAACGAAATTTATCTGCATACTTTTGATAATCCTCCAACAAGTACTTTTCATATTTGCCATAGGTCTCATCTTTCCCCTTCATTACCCATGCCTTATTCCTAAGCACCGGCACCCCATATGTCGATTCCCGAAACATCCGATTCACATTCTTGACCGCTCGCTCGTGAGACTCAAATTTTTTCCCCCGAGGGCTTACAAAAATTGGTATGCCTGTATCTGTTTTTGTCGTGAGATCGGGCCCCGGTGCATCGCCCGAACTGGCACCCAGGTATATTGAAGTGATGTATGTTGGGTCTGGATTAAATTCGTACTTTCCAAAATACTGCCTTGTATCTAATATTCGATAAAGCATGTCTAATGCTCTAGGCATAAGTGGTGCTAGAGCCCGCGCATACTCATTTAAAAATTTGACATTTCTCCCATATACTGCAGTCTGCTTCGAAAATTTACTTGAATGAAGATCAGCGAGAGCTGACCTAGTGTAGGGCTTATCAGGGGAATAGCCTCCCACGGCCAAATTATATGGTGAAGCACGACGTGCTGCCAATATCGCTAAGGAAGGGATCTTAGTATCTTCCTTCCATGTGCGACCATCAGCTACACGCCAGACTTGATTTTCCAAATCACCCTCACTCAATCCTACTCCTCGACGTGAAAAATATAACACGTCCGCTAATTGAAAAATCCTAGAAACCGACTCCGTAGGCACCGGTAACTCGGAAGGACGTGTAGTATTTTGCGTATGAAAATAAGGGGGCACCCGTGTTAGATTCTGATACGCTCCTGCGTCGATACGTAACGTTGTTAACACACTTTGCACATTCCTCGATATCGGCACGAACTCCACCGAATAATCGAAATTTGCTGCAATAACCGCCATCGCATATAAAATCATGTCTTGTAACGATTGCTTTACTGTACCGGC